AAAGGAAGAGAGCTATTAGCAGCTGGTAGTTCTGATTTCAATATCACACAGTTTGCATTAGGAGATGATGAAGTAGATTATGGACTATGGAATATTAATCATCCATTAGGATCAAGTTATTATGGAATATTAATAGAAAACATGCCGTTAGTAGAAGCAGTTCCTGATGAAACTCAAGCATTAAAATATAAATTAGTTACATTACCAAAACAAATAACAAGAATTCCTGTTATAACTGTTGCAAATCCATCAATTACATTACAAGCTGCCGGAGACACTGCAGTTATAACGCCAAATACAAGTAATTTTGCGTCTGGTAATTCTACATTTGGATATACAGCAATACTAGCAGATAGTACAATTGCTGATATTAGTGTTGTTCAACCATTGGCTAATCCAGGAACGTTGCCAACTACCCCAACTGCAATTGGTAATAATGCAGATGCACAAAGTATTGCGGTAGCAGGATTTGCATTTCAAATTACAGCTAAAAATCTTTTAGAAGATAAAACCACAACTGTAAATATTATTGCAAATGAAACAGGTGGTAGTACAACTGTAAATGTAACTGTTAAGAAACAAACAGTAGCAAGTAATGAGACTATAGCAAGTAGTGCTCCTACTTTTTAAGCTTAAATTGGAATTAATAAAATGAAAATAATAAATAAATTAAAACAATTACCAAATCAAAAACAAGATGGCACTTTACCTACGGTTAGCACATCTGGAGAAACATATTCTAGATTTAATGTTGCTGAAGATGTTGTTTCACAACAAAAAGAGACAGTAACTGCAGGATTATGGAGTGGAGGTATTGGAACATTAACTACATTTTTTGCTTCAAATGTACAAACAGTATCACAAAAAAGACATTATGTAGACGTATTTGACGCAGCAACATCGGATGAAACTAGAGCAGTACAATTTGCAGTGGCATTTGGACATGTAGATGGAAATGGTTCTTCAAAATTAGGCACACAAGAAAGTCCAGCTTCAAAAGCAATTTATGCACAATATAAACAATTATTATTAAATAAAGATGCATCTAGATTTGTAACAGCGGGATCTGGTAGTACTGATTATATTTATGCTATTAATATTGAAAGAGCAAGACAAAAAGAATCAATTGATTTTGGTAACTGGGAAATTCCTTTACAAAATATAACAACACATACTCAAAATGCAACAGGAAGTGTAACTGTAGGATCTAATAGAATTACATTAATAGATGACTCTTCAATAGTTCCTGGAGGAACAACAACTGAATCTGGTGTTGTATATAATATTGTATCTGGTAGTATTGATAATGGAGTACATAACACAACAAATCCTGTTTATTATGGATTATTTTATCCATCTCATGGAGTAATGATATTAGATGGAAAAATGTTAGATCAACAATTGGGATTTTCAACTAATTTAACTGCTTCTAATGCAGCATTATCTGAAGGTAATAATCATTATTTATTATTTAATTCTATATCTGGATCAGCTGCAGCTGCAGGTGGCAATGTAGGATTCGAAGCTAGAAATGAGCAGGAAATTACAAGTACACATTATTTTGTAAGAGTTAAAAATGGTAGTTTTAATTTTTCAAATAATCCTTCATATGTAACTGGGTCAGTTGGAGATTTTAAAAATTCTTCTTTTGTTGGTAATCCTAAATCATATGTTACAACAGTTGGGTTATATAATGATAGTAACGAATTATTAGCAGTAGCTAAATTAAGTAAACCATTATTAAAATCATTTTCAAGAGAAGCGTTAATACGTGTTAAATTAGATTTTTAATAATATCATTGAATTTAAGCCCGTTATATTTATATTAAAGATATAACGGGTTTTTACTAGTATGGCGAATCAAACTTCAGATATAACAACATATTATGGCGCTCCACCAACAGTATTTAAAAAAATAGATCCTGTTAATTATAAAGTAAATGAATTTGAAGCAAATAAAACTTTTTCTTTTACATCAGCTAGTGCTGAATCAAATAATTTTATACCATTATTAGGAATTTATCAAAGAACATTGCCTAATGTTTCTGCTAGTGCTATATTTACTGCTCCATTAAATTCAAATGGCACATATCAATTTCAAACATATTATTCAATTAATCATTTATTTTACAAATATAAAAATGAACCTACAAAAACTTTTGGTCCTACTGATTTAAATAAAACTTCAAAATTTTTATATCAAAGTGCGTCTGTTTTTAGTATACCGCAAATTAAATTTGGAGAAGGAATTAAACCAGATTCATTTACATATGTTTCTAGTTCAGGATTAACGTTGAATTCTGATAGATATGGAAATATATTTGATACAAATATTAATACTAGATCATTTCCTTTACAAGAAACATTTTATGAGGGATTTAATGAATATTTTGATTTAACAAGAATTCCGTACACATTATATAATAATTTAACATTTAATACAGGTGTAACTACTAGTAATGGACAACAGTTACCAATTGGACTTTCTGCATTATTTACTGGTTCTAGTTTTATTGAAACAGAATTGAATGGATATTATGATAAAGATCATAATTATGCTATATCATTTTATATAAAACCAAATGCATCTGAATTTGGCTCTGGACAATTAATTATTGGAAAAACTAATACAATATCAAATCAGCAATACCCATTTAAAATAGAATTATCTGGGTCTGGTAATTTGAAATTTACCACACAAGGATCAGAAAATTTAATTGCTGAAATTACATCATCTGGATTAAATACTAGCACATGGAATCATGTTGTATGTCAAAAAAGTGGAAGTTCATTAGAATTATTTATTGATACTATAAAAAATAATTCCGGAAGTTTTGATTTTATTACTACTCCTATTGATAGTCTAACAACATCATCTATTTATATTAATAATAATGATAATTTATCAATTGGTGGTTATCAAAACGATTTAATTGGATCAAATTATTTAAATTCATATTTAGATGAAATACGAATATATAATAAATCATTATCACAAAATCAAATTAATTCATTAGGTAATAGATCAGAAAATGCAAAACAAATATTACAAACAAATCGTGTTGGTAATGTTTTTGATAAATCTGGATTTTTTATTATTTCTAGTCCAAATTATCTTTATAAAGATTTAATTAATTCTGATTATACATTAACATATAAAAGTACTGTTAGACGATTTGAACATTCTGTATTTTTAACAATTGATTCAGGAGATTTTAACGCAACATTGAATCCCACTACATTGTTAGATGATAACGTTAATATGAAATCGTTTGCAACTGGGAGTGCATTTAATCCTTATATAACTACAATTGGTTTATATAATGACAAAGGACAATTATTAATGATTGGAAAAACAGGATCTCCTATAAAAAATAGAAATGATATTGATTTAAATTTTTCTTTGAAAATAGATTTAGATAAACCAAAAGTAAATTTGTAAATGATTAAATTAAAGAATATATTAAACGAAATATCAGAAGAAGAAGCTGATAGATTATTATCTAAAATAAGAAATAAAGAATTATCATTTTTAGCTCAAGGTGATAACGGAAAAGTGTATTCTATTAATGGTGAAGATTTATTATTTAAAATAACAACAGAACCAGAAGAAACAGCTGTAGCTGATGTTATTGTAGGAAGACCAAATGAATTTGACGCATTTATTCCTGTACATTATTCAGACTCTCAAAAAAATATGTATATAATGAGTCAAGCTTCAAATTTAACAGATAATTTAAAATCTGAATTAAATCGTTATTATAATGATTATAAAGAATATGCTAGAAGTCAAGGATTAGAAACAAGTATATTTAATTTTTTAAATACAGAAGCTTCTAGAAATTATTCTCCAAGAATTATTACATTTTTAAGAGCATTAGAACAACAAGTTAAAAAAACCGGAATTGGAGACTTAGAATTATCATTAGATTTTAGACCTGAAAATATCATGTTATGGAATGGTAATTTAGTTATGATAGACTGGTAAAGGAAAGTTATGAAAAATCATTGGCACTCTAATAATAAACAACGCCAAGCAGCATATAAATATGGATATAGATCTGGATTAGAATTAAAAGTAGCAGATCAAATTAAAGAATCAAAATATCCAGTAAAATATGAAACAGAAACATTACAATATATTGTTCCTCAAAAAAATTCAAAGTATACACCTGATTTTATTTTTACAAAAAAGAATGGTAACACAATGTATATTGAAACCAAAGGAAGATGGACAAGCACTGACAGACAAAAAATGAAACATATTTTAGCATCTCATCCAAATATTGATTTGAGAATTATATTTCAAAATCCAAATCAAAAAATCTCAAAAGGTTCAAAAACTACATATGAAATGTATGCAAAAAAGATAGGAATTGAATATGTAGCAAAAAAAGAAATGCCAAAAGAATGGTTAGATGAATGTTGTAAAGAAGGAGAAACACCAGTTACAACAAAATTTTTTGCATTATGATTGGATCTTTGAAAAATATTCATTATTTTTTTAATGTAAGTTAATAAAAAGATGAAATCGTTTAATATAATGTATATTATTAAATGATGATTCGTTAGACCGATTTATTGTGTCTAACCTATATTATATAATACCAATCCTTTTGATCTTTCAGTAAATTTTATTATAATATATTATATGAAGAATCTTAAACTACTTCAATTGCTAGAATCTGTTCTAGGTAAAGGTAAACAAACGTCTGGGACAAATATTGCTTTTTTCTCTCCGTTTACTTCACATTATAAACCTAAATTAGAAATTGATTTAAATACTACTAATGAAGGACAAAATGTATGGCATTGTTGGATATCTGATAAAAAAGGTAGAACGATTAGATCATTATTTAAACAATTAAATTTACCAAAAGAAAAATTTGATAAACTTAATAGAATAATCGAAGTTTCAAAATATAGAGATACCTCAGAAACAAAAGTTGAATATTCATTACAACTTCCGAATGAATATCAACCATTATGGATTGAAAAGAAAACTCCAGATTATAGAAATGCAATACACTATTTAAAAACTAGAGGTATTAATATTTTTGATATTATTAGATATAGAATTGGATATGCTGATGCTGGGCAATATTCCGGAAAAATTATTATTCCTAGCTATGATATAAATGGTCAATTAAATTATTTTGTTTCTAGGGCTTATTATAAAAGTGATCCACATAAACATAAGAATCCACAAACATCAAAAGATATAATTGGTTTTGAAATGTTAATTAATTGGAATGAACCAATTATATTATGTGAAGGAGCTTTTGATGCAATTACAATAAAAAGAAATGCAATTCCATTATTTGGAAAAATTATACAACCGGTATTACAAAAAAAGATTATAGAAGAACATGTTAAAGATATATACATATGTTTAGATTCAGATGCAATTAATAATGCAATAGAGATAGCAAAAAAATTCATGGCAGAAGGATTAAATGTATATTTTGTAGAATTATCAGATAAAGACCCAAATGAATTGGGATATAAAAAAATAACTGAAAAATTAGAAGACACATATCAATTCTCATTTGAAAGAATGATGGAATTGAAAATAGATTCATTATGGAAATAAAAGAATTAAAAACAAATATAACATCAATTGATAAAATATTTCATGTTTCTGATATTCATATACGTACGTTAAAACGGCATAAAGAATATCAAGAAGTATTTGATACATTATTTTTACATATAGCACAACATGCAACCAATCAAAGTATTTGTGTTATAACTGGAGATATCGTTCACTCTAAATTAGATATGTCACCAGAACTAATTAACATGTTAACAAAATTCTTTAATGGATTTCATATTCCTACTATTGTTATATTAGGAAATCATGATATGAATTTAAATAATTTATATAGATTAGATGCAATATCTCCAATACTAGATGTTATTGATAATCCAAATATACATTTCATAAAAGAGAATGGATTATTTAAATTTGCAAATGTTGTATTTAATCATATGGCCGTTGACGTAGCTCCAAAAGATTATATTCGAGCTAAAGATTTTAACGCTCATTATAAAATAGCATTACATCATGGAGCTGTACATAATGCAAAAACAGATATTGGATTTCAAATATCAAATGATCATGTTACAACAGAATTATTTGAAGGACATGATTTAACATTATTAGGAGATATACATAAGCCAGCTCAATTTTTAAATAAAGAAAAAACAATTGGATATCCTGGATCTTTAATACAACAAAATCATGGAGAAGCTTTAGGCCATGGAATAATGATATGGGATTTAGAATCTAAAAAATGTGAATTTGTTGAAATAGAAAATGATTATGGATATTATACATTTCAAGTTGATGAAGGTAAAATAACAAATCCTAGTGATAAAATTCCACTACGTCCTAGGTTAAGATTTAAAGTAAAA